CTCTTCTCCGATTATTAAGGAAGGTGAATTCAAAATGAAATTAATCCAAGAACTTTCTGAAATGATTGAAGAAGAGATCGCTGACGCCGGTAAGTATGCCAAATGCGCATTAGAATACAAAGAAAAGAACCCTTCTTTAGCCGATACTTTCTATAAGTTATCAAATGAAGAATTAGGACATATGAATGCCCTTCATGCTCAGGTGGTTTCTATTATTGACAAGTATAGAAAAGAAAAAGGTGATCCTCCTGAGGCAATGCTTATGCTTTATGATATTTTACATAATAAGCATATAGCTAATACTGCTGCTGTCAAGGGTATGCTTAGTTTATACAAATAATGGGGTGAAGTTATGTATGAGAATTACTTAGCCCATTATGGCATTCTTGGGATGAAGTGGGGTATTCGTCGTTATCAGCCATATTCTGTTAGAGGAAGAAAAAGTGGTAAAGGCGGCAGAGAAATTGGCAAAGCAAGAGCTGCTTCTGGCCCATCTCATGATGAACTTATAAGATCCACAGATCCAAAAGAAGTTTATAGAAATAGAGATAAACTTAATGATCGAGAATTAAGAGAACGAGTTAATCGTATTCAGACAGAACAGCAGCTTAAACAATTAGTAGATGCATCTGAAAAGAAGGGCGAAACAATAACATCTAAAATTATGAAAAAAGTTGAAACTGCTACCGTTGGGCTAGTGGCCGCTTGGCTCGTAAAAAAAGGAAAAGATGTAATCATTCCATCGCTTATTAAAAATGTATCTTCTATAGATACTGTGGCTGATGCTTTAGAAGTTGTTGAGTGGATGAAGACTCCATGGGTTGTTTAATTAGTAATGGTGCGAATAACTGCGCTAAACGTTATAAAAATATAGAAAAAAGGTAAATAATTCAAAATGAGTTTATCAAATACTGCGGTGCCTAGATACTATGGAGCATTTCGAGAAGCAGTTATACGAGGAGAAATCCCAGTATGCAGAGAAATCTCCATGGAGATGAATAGGATTGATGATCTTATCTCTGATCCTACGTTTTATTATGATGATCAGGCAGTAGAGGGATTTGTTCGATACTGCGAGAACGAACTGACTCTTACGGATGGCTCAGATCTAAATCTACTTGATACATTTAAGTTATGGGCGGAGCAGATATTTGGCTGGTATTACTTTGTTGAGAGATCTGTTTATGAGCCTAACGAAGATGGCCATGGTGGACATTATGTTACAAAACGAATTAAAAAGAGACTTGTAAATAAGCAATATTTAATTATTACTCGCGGCGCAGCTAAGTCTATGTATGATAGTTGTATTCAGAGTTATTTTTTAAATATTGATCCCTCAACGACACATCAGATTACAACGGCCCCTACGATGAAACAAGCGGAAGAAGTTTTGAGTCCTATCCGAACTTCTATTACGCGAGCTCGTGGGCCGTTATTTAAATTTTTAACGGAAGGATCTCTTCAGAATACAACCGGATCCAAAGCCAATCGTATGAAACTTGCATCTACCAAAAAAGGAATAGAGAATTTCCTGACAGGATCTCTTTTGGAGATCAGACCGATGAGTATTGATAAACTTCAGGGTCTTAGATGTAAAGTAGCTACTGTTGACGAATGGCTTTCTGGAGATATTCGAGAGGATGTTATTGGCGCTATTGAGCAAGGCGCCTCGAAGCTAGATGACTATTTAATCTTGGCCACAAGTTCTGAAGGTACTGTACGAAATTCTGCCGGTGATACAATCAAAATGGAATTGATGGAAATTCTTAAAGGAGAATACATTAATCCGCATGTATCAATCTGGTATTACAAGCTTGATGATATTAAAGAAGTTGCAGATCCTTCGACTTGGCTTAAAGCCAATCCTAATTTAGGCAAAACAGTTACTTATGAAACTTATCAACTTGATGTTGAGAGAGCTGAAAAAGCTCCAGCAGCAAGAAATGATATTTTAGCAAAGCGGTTTAATCTCCCTATGGAAGGATACACTTATTTCTTTACATATGAGGAGACTCTTCCGCATCGAAGAAGAGACTTCTGGAAAATGCCTTGTGCACTTGGTGCAGACCTTTCCCAGGGAGACGACTTCTGTGCGTTTACTTTTTTGTTTCCGCTTAAAGGCGATAGGTTTGGTGTAAAAGTTAGAAGTTATATCTCGTCCATAACACTTAATAAACTTCCTGTTGCTATGAGAATTAAGTATGAGGAGTTTATTAACGAAGGCAGTTTAATTGTGCTAGATTGTACTGTTCTCGATATGATGGATGTTTATGATGATCTAGACCAGTTTATAGTTGATACTGGTTATGATGTTCGATGTTTTGGTTTTGACCCATATAATGCTCGTGAATTTATTGAAAGATGGGAAGCTGAGAATGGTCCATTTGGAATTGAGAAAGTTCCTCAAGGAGCTAAGACTGAATCAGTTCCTCTTGGGGAATTGAAGCTTTACGCTGAAGAAAGAGCATTAATTTTTGATCAATCACTTATGACTTTTACTATGGGTAATTGTATTACTCTTGAAGATACTAATGGAAATCGAAAGCTTCTTAAAAAACGTAGGCAAGAAAAGATCGATAATGTATCTGCTTTGATGGATGCTTATGTTGCTTATAAAGCAAATAAAGATGCTTTTGAATAAAGGAGAAATTCAAAATGGAATATTATGGAACTTCCTATTGGGCTCCTACTGATTCTTTAAGCCATCATGGCGTTAAAGGAATGAAATGGGGAGTTCGTAGGTATCAGAATGCTGATGGTTCTCTTACTGCCGCGGGCCGCAGAAGATATGGGTCTGATTTAGATATTAATGACAAGAGTCGAAAAAATATTGCAAGTATTAGACTTGGAGAAGCTCGTCGTAGACTTGATGTCGCAAAAGCAAATAATGAAACTAATAAAACTAGAATTGCTCAACTTAAAGGAAGAGTTAGGTCTGCTAAGCAAGCAAAAAGAAGAGCCACTGAATATGATAAAGGTGCTGCTCGTGCAGCAAAAGGTGAAACTATTTATGGAAATAATGTAAAGTCTGGTTTAGTAATGACTGGTGCTAGAATGGCTAACAGACTTTATAATAGTCCTACTGGTTTACGTATGCGTCTTAGTGCGATTAATTCGGTTAGAATATATGCGCCCGGGGCGGCTAAAGCTGTTGATATCATAGATAAATATGCGCCTGTTGCAGTTAGTGCTTTAGCTTATGGATATGCTGCTAAGAAAGTGGTCGATAATAAGAATTTAAGAACATATAATCGTAATATTTGGAATGGTGGAGCTACTATTCGTGGCATTGGCGGAGAAGAGTATAAAGATGTGGTTGAACGCAGAAAAAGGGGCGAGTAATATGAATTATTACGGAACTTCTTATTGGGCTCCAACTGACTCATTAACCCATTACGGGGTATTGGGTATGAAATGGGGTGTAAGACGATATCAGAATAAAGATGGGTCTTTTAATTCCGCCGGAAAAAAAAGATATTTTTCAGATGGTTCTGGAGAGAATTACAAACCTGTAAAATCTGTTGGCGGAAATGCAAGAAGAGCTTTAGCTAAGGTTTATGATATTAACGAGCGTTATTATTCTAAACATGGTAATAAGGTAATGGCATCTATGAATAAGGACGCTAAAGAAAAAATGCTTAAAAAAGCCTCTGAATCTGATAAATCTAAACAAGATAAACTTGATGCTAAAAAAGCCGTTCAAGACGAGAAGCGTAAACAGCAGCAAGAAAAATTAATTGCCAAAGAAAGAAAAATTAATTCTGATTTAAAAAATGCTAAAAATTCTTCAGAAGCCGAATATGCATTACAGAAAAAAATACAGTATGATATAGAAAAAGATCAGACAAAAGTCGAAAGAGTATTAAAATATTTTGGTAATGCTGAGATTTCAAAATTTGCAGCAAAAGAAGTGGCTCGCGGATACCTTTCTGATGAACAGAAAAAAATGAGAGAATCTATGACAAAAGGGCAAAAAGTTTCAGATTTTCTTTTAGGATCTTCTATGATGGCCACTCTTTCTGCATATGAATCTGGTGGGTATAAGAATCTCGGTAGTGCTTATAAACGTCGTGATAAAAAAGAATTGATATCCTCTGCAAAAAGAGCTCGTGATTCATATTATAGAGCCCAAAAAGCACAGCGATATAGAGAAGCTCAAACTAAATATTATGAAGAAAAAGCAAGAGAACGAGCATGGGAGAAGGAAAAAGAAGAAAAGATTCGCCGCGGAGAAAATCCGTTTATTTGATTAAAGGAGGTCCTGCCTATGCCTAGTTTATTAGAAAGGCTCCAGCATGGTTGGAACGCCTTTAATAACAAAGATCCCACGCCAAAATTTAATCCTGATATTTATTATGGCGGCTCTTACTTTAATCCTAGTAAGCGTCGTCTTTCTATTGGTAATGAACGTTCGATCATCAATTCTATATTTAATAGGATTGCTGTAGATGTAGCTTCTGTTGATATTCGGCATGTTCGTTTGGATGATAATGGTCGTTTTATAGAAACTATAGATTCTGGATTAAACAATTGTCTATCTGTAGAAGCAAACATTGACCAGACGGGCAGAGCATTTATTCAGGATGCTGTTATGTCCATGTTCGATGAGGGCGCAGTAGCACTTGTACCAATAGATACAACTTTAAATCCTAACATTACTGGTGCTTATGATATTTTAAACATTCGTACCGGTAAGGTTAAAGAATGGATGCCCAAGTATGTTCGCGTAGAAGTTTACAATGAACAGAATGGACGAAGACAAGAAATTGTAGTCCCTAAAAAGACTGTGACTATTGTCGAGAATCCATTCTATTCAATAATGAATGAGCCTAACTCTACTCTTCAAAGACTTATTCGGAAACTTAATATTTTGGATGCCATTGATGAGCAGAGTGGTTCTGGAAAGCTGGATCTTATCATTCAGCTTCCTTACGTAATTAAGACAGAAGCTCGTAAGCAGCAGGCTGAAAATCGTCGTAAAGACATTGAAATGCAGCTTGCGGGTTCTAAGTATGGCATTGCATATACCGATGGAACTGAGCGAATTACACAGTTGAATCGTGCAGTCGATAACAATTTAATGAAACAGGTGGAATACTTAACTGAGACACTAATGGGCCAGCTTGGTATTACAAATGAGATATTAAATGGTACGGCTAACGAAGAAACTATGCTTAATTACAACAATAGAATAATCGCTGTTGTTCTTACTGCTTTATGCGATGGAATGAAGCGATCATTTCTTACAAAGACTGCCCGAAGTCAAGGACAGTCTATTTCTTTCTTCCAAGATCCTTTCAAACTGGTTCCTATTTCTAAGATTGCTGACATCGCCGATAAGTTTACTAGAAATGAAATTCTGTCTTCTAATGAACTTCGTGGTATTGTTGGCTTTAAACCTTCTAAAGATCCTAGAGCGGATGAACTTAGGAATAAGAATCTTAATAAATCAAAGGATGAAGAAGAACCTGTTAATTTAGGAAAAGAAAAAACTGAGGAGATAATTCAAAATGGGAAAGAAGTTTGATTTTGCGGGTTGGGCTACTCGAAACGATCTTAAGTGCGCAGATGGCCTGACTATTCGCAGAGACGCCTTTAAAGGCAATGATGGTCAGACTGTTCCTCTTGTTTGGATGCATAGCCATGATGACCCCGAGAATGTTCTCGGCCATGCACTTTTAGAAAATAGAAAAGATGGTGTGTATGCATACTGCACATTTAATAACACCGATCGCGGTCAGCATGCTAAGGCTCTTGTTGAGCATGGTGATGTGACTGCTCTTTCTATCTTTGCAAATCATCTTACTAAGAATGCTATGGATGTTGTTCATGGTGATATTAAGGAAGTAAGTCTTGTCTTGGCTGGAGCTAATCCCGGAGCCTTTATTGACTTTGCGACTATTGCCCATGCCGATGGGACTTTCTCTGAGCTTGAGGATGAAGCTACAATTTTCTCTGGTATTGAGGAAATTGAACTCAGTCATGCAGATTCTGAAGAGGAATCTAAAGATGAAGAAAAAGGAGAGGCTAATAAAATGGCTGACGAAAAGAAGGAAAGAACTGTTAAAGATGTATTCGATGAATTTACTGAAGAACAGAAGAATGTTGTTTACTTTATGATTGGCCAGGCCCTTGAGGACGCTGGCAAAAATGATTCTGATAATGATGAAGGAGAAGATGAAGAAATGAAGCACAATGTTTTTGATGCTGAGACTGGTGCTCAGAAGAATTATCTGAGCCATGATGATTTTGCCCAGATTGTTAGAGATGCAAAAGCTAATGGCGGTTCTATAAAGGCCGCCGTTGATACGTTTATTGAGAGCAATTCTCTTTCTCATGACGACCTTGCCGGCGACGTGGTTTTCTCGAATGGTGAGCAGCAGTACATGGTTGATGATCCCAGCTTCCTGTTCCCTGAAGCTCGCGCTCTGAACAATCCTCCTGCCTGGATTAAGCGTGAGACTAGTTGGGTTTATAAGGTTCTGAATGGCGCTCATCATAGTCCGTTCTCTCGTATTAAGTCCGTCTTTGCGAACCTGACCGAGGATGAGGCTCGTGCGAAGGGCTATATTAAGGGCAAGCAGAAGAAGGAGCAGGTGTTCTCGCTGCTGAAGCGTAGCACCACGCCTCAGACTGTTTATAAGAAGCAGAAGATGGATCGTGACGATGTTATTGATATTACTGATTTCGACGTTGTCGCATGGATTAAGGGCGAGATGCGCGGTCAGCTTGATGAGGAGCTTGCTCGTGCCGCTCTGATTGGCGATGGCCGTCTTACCTCTGATGATGATCATATTTCTGAAGATCATATTCGTCCGATTTATAACGATGCTGATCTGTTCACTATTAAGGTTGGTCTGAATCTTACTGGCACCCCCACTGAGGATGACATTGCCAAGGCTTTCATCCGCAAGGTCATTCGTGCTCGTAAGAATTATCGTGGTTCTGGCAATCCGACGCTCTTTACGACTGAAGATATGCTTACCATGATGTTGCTTCTTGAGGATCAGCTTGGCCATGCTCTGTATGCTGACGAGGCCGCTCTTTGCCGTAAGATGCGTGTCAAGGAGATCGTTACTGTTCCTGTTATGGAGGAAGGTCCCGAAGGTCTGCGTGGAATTATTGTTAATATGGCCGACTATAACTTTGGCGCTGATAAGGGTGGTGCAGTCAGTCTGTTCGATGACTTTGATATTGATGTCAACCAGATGAAGTATCTGATTGAGACTCGTTGCTCTGGTGCTCTGACTGTTCCGTACTCCGCTATTGCTATCTGGGATTCTTATACTGCTGAGAGTGATGGGACTGACGTGTTCTATAATACTAAGCATAAGAATGACAATGCTGGCAGCGATGACGATGATTCTGGTAATAACTGATTAATTCAAAATGGAAGTGAAATGCTGAATGGCTAAGTTTTATGGCCCTATTGGGTATGGAATAACATCTGAGACTGCTCCTGGGGTATGGACTGATACTATAATTGAAAGAAATTACCGAGGCGATGTTCTTCAGAATTATCGAAAGGTATCTCAGGGAGAAAGTATTAATGACAATATTGATGTAAGTAATAGACTTTCTATTATTTCTGATCCATTTGCCATGCAGCATTTTCACGCCATTAAATATGTTAAGTGGATGGGTGCTGCTTGGAAGGTTACTACTGTGGACGCCAGCCAGCGCCCTCGACTTATATTAACAATCGGGGGTGTTTATAATGGCGAGACGGCTCCAACTACATGAAAAGTTTTGTGAGATCCTCGGAACTAGAAATGTTTATTTCCAGCCCCCGGCTTCTGTAAAATTAAATTACAATTGCATAGTTTATAAGGTTTCGAATCGAAATGATCTTCGAGCCGATAATAAACGTTATCGAAATTTAATCGCATATGAAGTCAAATTAATTTATCGAGATCCTGATTCAGAATTACCGGAAATATTGATGAATTCGTTTGATTATATTATGCATAATAATACATTTGTTGTAGATAATCTTCATCATGATGTATTTACTATCTATTATTAATGGAGGAATACTATTATGGCTAAACTTGTTTGGGATGCTGTTGGTGACCATTTATATGAAACTGGTGTTGACCAGGGCGTTCTTTATCTTCAGAATGCCGGTGGTGCTTATCCGGAAGGTGTTGCCTGGAATGGTTTAACGGCCGTTACCGAAAGCCCCGAAGGTGCTGAGGCCACCGATCTTTATGCTGATAATATTAAGTACCTTAGCCTTCGTTCTGCTGAGACTTTTGGGGCGACTATTGAGGCTTATACTTATCCGGATGAGTTCGGTGCTTGCGATGGCACGGCGGAGCCGGTTCCTGGTGTGAAACTTGGCCAGCAGAATAGAGCGACTTTTGGTCTTTGCTATCGTACTGTTATGGGTAATGATACGGAGATGAATGATCATGGTTATAAGCTTCATCTGATCTATGGAGCTACTGCTTCTCCTTCCGAGAAGGCGTATAACACCATTAACGATTCTCCTGAAGCTATTACTTTTAGCTGGGAAATTAAGACCGTTCCCGTAGCTCTCACCGGTGATTATAGTGGCTATAAGCCTACTGCTTGTATCGTCATTGATTCTACTAAGTTTACGACTACCGAGCAGAAGGCTAAGCTTACGACCCTTGAGAATAAACTGTTTGGTACTAATGCCGAAGGTCAGAATGAAGGAACTACTCCTTATCTGCCGCTTCCTAACGAAGTTATCAGTACTCTGAGCTGAGATTAATTTTATATTTTCTGGGGGGCTATCAAATAATTGGTAGCCCCTTTTTATCTTGAAAGGAGATTTTTAATAATGATCAAAAAAACTATCAAGTATGTTGATTATGATGGCAATGAAAGAGAAGAGGATTTTTATTTCCATTTTTCTGAAGCAGAACTTGCCGAAATGGAAAAGTCTGTTAAAGGCGGAATGAAGCAGAAATTGGAAACAATTATTAAGACAAAAGATGAGCCTGAAATTATTAAGCAGTTTAAGGATATTATTCTTAAATCTTATGGCGAAAAGAGTGCCGATGGACGCCAGTTTATTAAGAATGAAGAGCTTTCAAAAGCTTTTTCTTATACCCCGGCATATTCTAAACTTTTCATGGAACTTGCAACTGATGCTGAAGCAGCGTCTGTGTTTGTTAATGGAATTATCGGAAAGTAATTAATGAAAGGGCGGTCAAAGAATGCTCATTTTAAAAGTTCCTGAAACTGAATTATATGATTCATCAAAGAATCTATTTACAACATATAAAGAAAGTTCATTAACTTTAGAGCATTCTTTGATGTCCATATCTAAATGGGAATCAAAATGGCATAAGCCATATTTTAGTTCTGAGAAAAAAACTCCCGCAGAAATAAAAGATTATATTCGGTGTATGACAATTAGTCAGATACCAGATGAATATATTTATGATCGCTTGTCTTCGGAAAATATTAATCAAATAAACGATTATATTTTAGATCCGATGACCGCAACGACTTTTAAAGATGAAAAAAAGAGAAAAAGTCGAGAAATAATTACATCAGAAGTCATTTACTATTTGATGGTGACTTATGGAATACCTTTCGAATGCCAGAAATGGCATATTAATAAATTATTTACATTAATTAAGGTTTGTGAGATAAAGAATTCTCCTCCTAAAAAGATGTCTAAAAATGATGTCTTAAAACAATACAAGGAATTAAACGCTTACCGGCGATCTGTTCTTAATTCCAAAGGATAAACAAGTGATTACAAATGATTAGTTTTGTTCATAAAGGAAATTTTAAAAGAATTAATAGATTTTTGATATTTGCTAGTAAGCTTAATATAAAAACAAAGTTAGATAAATATGGAATGATGGGAGTTGAAGCTTTAGCTTCGGCAACTCCTACTAATTCTGGAAAAACCGCTGAGTCTTGGTCTTATGAAATTGAAGGCAATGGATCCTCCGCCAGCATTGTTTGGAGCAATAATAATATTAATGATGGCGTAAATATTGCTGTAATTTTACATTACGGGCATGGGACGGGTACTGGCGGTTATGTTGAAGGCCGAGGCTATATTTCGCCGGCTATTCAACCAATATTTGATAAAATTGCAGAAGATGCATGGAAGGAGGTTACTAGTACATGAGTAGTGTTGATGAAAGAATCGTAGAAATGCGATTTGACAATCAGCAATTTGAATCTGGAGTAAAAACTAGTTTAAATACTCTTGATAAACTTCAAGATGGTTTAGATAGTTTAGGAGATTCTGCTGGTAGCCTTACTAATTTACAGACAGTCGCTAATGATTTTGATATTTCAAGTATTTCTAATGGTGTGGATGCAATTACTAATCGATTTTCTATGCTAGGAATAGTTGCTGACCAGGCTATACGAACTGCTACTAATGGATTAATTAATCTTGGAGTATCTGCTGCAAATGCTGTAAAAAATTTAACTTTAAGCCCCATTTCTCAAGGTTTTTCTCAGTATGAACAGGAAACTAAATCTGTTCAAACGTTAATGAACGCAACTGGTTTAGGAATGGAGCAAATTGAGCAATACACTCAAAAGCTTGGCTTTTATGTGGATGAAACTAGCTATTCTTATGAGAGTATGTTCTCCACTTTAGCCAGTATGATGAGTTCTGGTGTTGAAGATGTTGATCAAGGTGTTGCGGCATTAATCGGTTTAGGAAATGCTGCTGGTTTAGCAGGCGTTGATGCCGGGCAAGCAACCCATGCCTTTGAGGGTTTTGGAAAAGCTATAGGCCAAGGTTATATGGACAGTCGCACGTGGAGTTGGATTAAAACTTCTCGAATGGACACTATAGCTTTAAAACAGGCATTTATTGATGCTGGAGTTGGCGCAGGAAAATTAGTGCAAGAAACAGACAAAGCGGGCAATACTTTAACCTATGTGGCCGATTCAGCAGGTAAAGCGAAAAAATCGCTTGGCGAAATAAATGCTGCTAACATGGAAAATTTCTTTGGTGAAAAATGGCTTAATAGAGATGTAATGCTAGAAGGCGTTGGCAAGTATTCTGTTGCATTTGAACAAATTTATGCCGATTATTTAGAGACTGGAGAGTATGCAGAAGATATTATAGATCGTTTAGGTGATGATCTTGATGAGTATAGTTTAAAAGCTTTTAAAGCGGCAAACCAAACTAGAACCTTTTCAGATGTTGTAGAGTATATTGCTGGCGCAGCATCTAGACGATGGTCAACCGCTTTTAAAAAGATATTTGGAAATTTTGAAGAGTCTTCTGCTTTATGGGCATCTCTTATTGATCCAATGTATGATTTATTCATTACTCCACTGGATAATATGAACGATTTGCTTGATAATTGGCGGGATCTTGGCGGCTATGAACATGTTGTTAATGGAATTGGGGCAGCATTTGAAGGTTTAGTCAATGTTGTCACATCGGTTCGCTCAGCCTTTAGTGATATTTTTCCAAAAGTAACATCTGAAAGACTATTCAATATAACTGAAGGAATTTCGGCATTTAATGAAAAATTTAGAGATTTTACTGCGTTAACTGAAGATGAAGATGGTAATCTTTATGCAGTTAATGGCGCATTTGCAAACCTTATTAGAGGTTTTAAAGGCGGATTATCTGTTGTTTCTTTAATTGGAAAAGGATTTAAAACATTTTTTACATCATTATCGCCAACTACGAATTTATTAAAGAAATTTGGGGATCAAGCCATAACTGCTTTTGGAAAATTAGGTCAGGTATTAATTGATTTTAATAATTCAAAAAAAGTATTTGATTTTTTAAACAGAATGTCTGAGAACTTGGTTAATATTCAGACAAAATTTGCAAATGCCATGGAAAAAGTCAATTCCAGATTATCGACTTTTATTTCATCTATTAAAGATGATGTGATTGATGGTATTAAAGGAATAGGCTCTGGTTTTTCCCTAGCTTGGAAAGGTTTAAAAGCATTTGCAGTTGCATTATCTCCAATAGGAGAATTACTAAAAAATATAGGATCTTCTTTTGGAGATTTTCTTCTTTCCATTGGAGTAGATTTTGCTTCGATATTTGGAGGATTGGGAAGATTTCTCACGAAATTAAATGAGTGCAATGATGCAAGCGAAATATTTGCTTCTACGCAGGAAGCGGTTTCCAAAGTAGTCAGTAAAATTACTGAAAAATTTGGTTTATTTAGTGAAGCAATTCGAAATGTTTACAGTGGAATAAAACAATTCGTAAAAGGAAATATTAAAGACGCATTCAAAAATATATTTAAAAACTTTGACATCAATACAGTTACAAAAGCTTTAACTGGTCTTGGAGCTTCTTTAGCGGGAGTAAACCTCTATCGATTAATCGATGCTATGGATTGGCAAATTAGAGAAGGCTTGGGAAATTTAAAGTATAACATTTCAGACACATTAGGCACTATTTCTGATGCATTTTATGGATTTGGTAAATCAATTTCTGCATCAGTAATAACCAAAATAGCGATAGCCATAGGGTTACTTGCCGGTTCATTATTACTTCTCGGAAGCGTAAAGCCTGAAACATTAGCTCAAGGTTTATTGGCCATAACCATATTATTAGCAGAATTATATGGAATTATGGCCTTATTTAAAAAGAATGATATTTTTTCTGCTTTTTCAGGAAAAGGTGCGGGTTCTTCGACGCAAGTTGCATTCTCAATGCTTGCTATGGCGGGATCTATTTTGCTGTTAGCTTCTGCCGTTAAAAAACTTTCTAATTTAGATCCTTCATCTATGATGAATGGGCTTGTAGCTATAATTTCATTAATGGCTGTAATGACTCAGATGTCAATTATATTGTCAAAAAAATCTGGTGATATGGCTGTTGGAGCTGCCGGAATGATTGGCATGGCCGCAGCAGTTCTTATATTATCAGCGGCTGTAAAGTCTTTGGCCTCTATTGACTCTGGATTTGGAAAAGGTCTCTTAGGAACTATAGCTCTTATGGCCGCTATGACCGTCGCTGGAATTGCAATGTCGAAATGGGGCGGAAAGCTTACAGGTACTGCAATAGGCATGATTGGTATGGCTGCTGCTATGGTTATTATGGCATCCGCGGCTAAACAGTTTGCGTCTATAGATGCAAATGGACTTGGAAATGCGATTTTTGGAATTGGGGCTTTACTTGCTATTATAGCGGCATTTAATGCGATATCTGGTTCTGCCGGAAAAATGCTTGCGGCTGGTGCATCTTTATTGGCTATTTCTGCGGCCTTTGTAATTATGGGTTCCGCTCTGCAGTCAATAAGTTCTATCGATGCAAGTTCTTTGGGAAACAGTATATTTGGTATTACAGCATTATTAGCTGTAATAGCGGCATTCAATCAATTAGGTGGATCCGCAGGTAAGATGATTGCCGCATCTGCTTCATTATTAATAGTATCTGCAGCTTTAGTTGTTATGAGTGGAGCACTTTCAGCCATAAGTGCAATTGATGCCAATTCCCTTGGAAATAGTATATTTGGCATAATGGGTCTATTAACAGTTATAGCTGCATTCAATCAATTAGGCGGATCAGCTCTTAATATGATTGGTATGGCCGCCGGGTTGCTTATCATGTCGGTGGCATTGACAGCGTTGGTTCCTGCGTTGCTTGCGATGGGTGCAGCTAGCGGAACTGCTGCTGATGGAATTTTAATTCTTGCTGGTATATTTATTGTACTAGGAGCCGCTGGTGCATTATTAGCGCCGGTTATAGTCCCTATTTTAGCATTATCTGCGGCGCTTTTAGTTATTTCTGCGGCAATTGCTGTTGCTGGAGCAGGTTTGTTATTGCTTAGTGCGGGAATGACCGCATTTGCTGGGGCATTAACGGCGTCTGTTGCAGAAATTCTTGCGGGAGTTTCGGCATTAATACTTGGTCTTGCTGCAATTGCGACATCACTTGTAGCAGCAGTCGCATCAATTATTAGTGCCATTGCTTTAGGGTTAGCAACGGCAGTTCCTACTGTGGTTGCAGCCGTGCTAATGCTTATATTAGGAATAATGAACGCTTTGGTTCAAAATATTCCTGCTATTGCTGCAGCCGCAATTCAATTAGTTACTGGCTTAATTAATGCTATTGCTTCTCAGATTGGTCCTCTTGTTGAAGCAGGAATAAATTTAATTGTTTCATTTATTCAAGGAATGGCCGATGCCATCGACGAGCATGGCGATGATATTTTAAATGCTGTTGGTAGTTTAATAGGAGCAATTATAGGATTTATTGGTGAGGCATTAGCTAGGTTAGTGTCTTTAATTCCTGGTGTTGGCCCTAAAATGGGCGATGCTATTAGAGGTCTTACTGACACAATCAAAGCCGAATTAAGCGGATCTGATTTAGATGCTGCTGGTGAACAAGCTGTATCTAGCATTGCAGAAGGCGCTGAAAGTGCATCGGGTGACATGACCGCTACTGGCGAAAATTTAGGGGAAAGCTTAGTAGAAGGTGTTGAATCTACTTCTGAAGATGCCGAAACGGCAGGAGAAGATGAATCTTTAGCGGCAATTAATGGCCTGTTAAGCAATCTGTCAGACTCCAATAGTGCTGGCGAATCGCTTGGTAATGAAGCTATTGCTGGATTTGGGTCTGTTGACTTTACATCAATCGGTTCTAATGGCGCCGACGGATTAATTAATGGTCTTATTAGTAGACTTTCTGATGCCAGATCTGCCGGCTCTAGTTTAGGTAATGCTGCGGCAGAAGGTGCAAGGGCCGCATTAGACGAGCATTCACCTTCTAAGGTATTTGAAAAAATAGGCCAATATAGTGGTGAAGGATATTGCATCGGTGTTAATAAAATGCTCGGTGAAGTATCAGATTCCACTGAATATTTAGGAGATGTTGCGGCAAATTCGCTTCGAGATTCTATGAAAACAATTTCGGATTTAATTGATTCCGATATAGATTCTCATCCAGTGATTACTCCGGTGTTAGATCTTTCCGCAATTCAGGAAGGAAAAAATTCAATCAATAGCATTCTTAATGGCTCAATACCTATAGGTATTAATGAAAGTTTATCTTCTAAATCCAACGATTCTTCTGATCTAGCAGAATTAATATCGATAGGCTATGCTATTATTAGCGAAATTCAAAATGGAAGCGATCTGTACTTTGACGACGGTGCTCTTGCAGGTCGTATAAATAGGAGGCTCGGTTTGAAAGTATGAGAAGATTCTATTTAGAGAATGAATATGGCGATAGAGTTGGATTAAACAACGAAACCGGTATTTTCTTAACCGAGCCTTCGGGCTTAGGTTTGGAATTTTCAGATTCCTTTGCGGATATTGGAGAAGGCTTTTTTAAGCTTACTAATAAAGGGCATCAGCAAAAGACTATATCCTGTAAAATTAATTTTGTTGGCGCTAATCCATATACCGATTATAACAAGTTTATTACCTGGTGTATGAAATCTAAAGAGTTATATTTAGTATATGGAGTACCAATTTTTAATAATACAGAGCAAGAGATTCAATATTACATTCATGTTGAAATAGCTAATATACAAAAAGGGGAGATAAATTTAGCTGGGTACTTAGAAGTACCCGCTAATTTTTTATATTTATCTCCCTGGTATTTACCTACTCCAATTAACCCAGTTAATACTGGACTAATTGATGAAGCATTTAGATTTAATCTTAAGCGATTCAATGTCGCACCGTTAGCTCCTCTGCAGATTAAAGATTATGAGGCTATTATTGAGCCTCAAGGTCATTTGCCTGCGGCATTCGAAGTAGAATATACTGGTGTTATTCGTGATCCAGTCATTAAACTTGTTGGCGTAACGGGAAAGGAATACGGACGATGCGAAATCACGCAGATAGTAAATGTATCCACGACAAAAATTATTTTATCAACTAAGTACGATACTCCATTTGTGAAAATGGTGACTGATAAAGGCGTAGAAACAAATTTACTTTCAAAAGTTAACCTTATTCATAATCCATTTTTTAAGATGCCAGTTAATGAAAAATGTAGATTGACTGTTGAAGATAGTGGGTCAATGACTGGGAAACTGAATATTAAAGTATTTTACTATTTTAGGAGTGTGTAAAATGAGTCTTAGAGGAATTACTTTTGATTATCAAGTTCCGACCGCCAGATCATTTCGGTCTATATTTGGAACAATTTTGAGCGATGGATGGCTTGACGGAGGAAAAGGAATACAAATTCCCCGTTCTAGTCCCGAAATGACTATTAAAGGCGGATATTTTATTGCAAATGGTGGAGTTGTTCAGATAGATGAGGATTTGCATTTTATTGTCGATCCTAGCACCCAGTATGTTCGAATAGTTATGCGTATTGATACGTCTCAGCCATCTACTAGATCGACTTTTGCTCAAGCCAGTTTTGTGATGGAGCAATCTAATACTTTAAACGGGTTTCGTTCATTACAGCAAGATGCAATAAATGAATATGATGTTACTGGCGTTTATGAAGCAGAGGCATTTCTTGGTACGGTTAGCCAGCAGTTCCATAACATAACTCCATTGCGTATACCTAGCGCTTCTCCTAAATTATTATATGGAGACACATTACCTAATGATGCTATAGAAGGAACTATTTTCTTGGTTCGATCTACTGAATAAGGAGATATTGATATGGCCGATTCAAATATTATTCGCAAAACAGGCTATTCTCCAGAGTGGTATGGTTCAAATGGAACTTGGCAAGGATATTTGCGGCTAAAGTATGAAGCTTCTTGCGATCTTAATACTAATAAAACCACAGTCAAGCTCACTCCCCAGTTCATGAATGATACGGAGGCTAATTTTGGTAATTCGTATTATATGTTTGATGGAACTGGGACTGGCAATGGTGGAATATATGCTAATGGCCAAAAAATATATTCTTTATCTACTGAATATGGTGGGCATAATAATTATTTATCATGCGGAAGTGCTAATGGTGAATGGGCCAATTTTGATAAAGAATTTACCTTTGTTGTAAATAATGATGATCAAGGAAGAGCAAGTTTTACAATTGGCGCCTATGGCTCTATTATTTGTAACTATTTAGCGCCAAGAGAATTTGTGCCTTTTACTCCGGATGATGAAGGTGGCACTGGAGCTGGTGGTGGAGGTAGTTCTAGCACAAATACTTATGCTCAGGCAGTTGTATCTCCGATAGGTGCAATAGCAACCTCAACTATTACACTGACATTTTATACCCCGTGTGTTGTCAGCTATGAAGTTGACACAATAGATCCTCAGGGCCAACCGTATCATGAAGACTGGAGCGAATCCGTGCCTTCAAATGGCAAGTATAAAATTACATTACGTGAGCCCGCTATAATCTTTGATAACCGAGAATTTGACGGCTGGTCAACGAACCCTAATGATAGCGACGCACAATATTTGCCTGGCGATATAGTGCAGATTAATAGAAATCTTACATTATATCCTGTGTGGTATATAGTGTACTCTGGAACTGGTTCCACGGTTCATATTCGTAAAAATGGAACATGGGTTCCTTACAATATTTATATTCGTAAAAATGGGGCATGGGTTCCTTATAAAGCATATATCCGACGGAATGGTGTATGGGTATCTTATGAATAAAAGGAGTAGTAAATAAATGCTTTGCTATATTAAGGATTTTAAAAATTTTACCACTAAGGAATTAGTGGATTGTGTAAGCTATTCATTACCCGATGGGGAAAATGGCGAAGTAGTTATTTACGAAAAGGATATTTCAGAATTATCTGAGAAATATGTTGGAGCATGGATCATCATAGGTGATGGCATCTATTATATTTCTGAGGCTACTCCAAATGAAAATGCTGTGACCCTGACAATATTAAGCCCCATTTATGCTTTTTCTAGACCGGTCGAATATGATGGATCTACTACATATGGCACTCTTATTGCTAATATGATCGAAGATAATTTCGGACTTGGGTGCGAAGATGGCGAATATGTTATGACATATCTTTCGGTAGAAAGCACAGATAATACCCCATGTGATATTGAAACCGATGATTATGGCTTTATTATTCCGTATGAAGTCTTAGAAGATGCTTTATTTTATGGGGTTGAAATAAATTTCAGTTTTACGAATACGTCATTAAATATTGATGTTAAAACGAGAACTGAAGAAGAAGGTATTGTGCTTTTCAATGATGGTATCACTACTTTGGAATCCGAATCATATTCTGATAATTTTGTTGCCAAAATAAGTGTTATTCATCGTTTAGATCCCCAAGAAGGAGAAGAAGAGCAAGAAGAAGCTTTTGAAATTATTGACTATTATTTAGCCGATGATTATACAATCAGCACTACTCCTCCAGCTCATAGAGCGAAAGGTACCTGGATTTATGTCGTTGCCGATGGAAACAATACTCCCGAATCAGTAGCTATTAGAGAGTTTTCTAGAAATAGTAATAATCATAAAATAGAGTTTAAAACTAGCGAGTATTTTTACAGGTATCAACCAATGAAAATACGGCTCCATGATACGGTATTTACTACTACAATCATGTCTCGTGTTTTTTCCTCTGACGATAATCTTTATCACTATAAATGCGGAACTCTAGCTACAACATTAACTGAGAAAATCGATTCAGAATCGCAGTCGTCATCTAGAACAATAAAAAAGATAAAGAACAACATAGCGCAAAGCAATGAAAAGATAAACGGTATGGCGGTTCAGTCATTTGGAACTTGGACTCCTAAGTTTTTTGATAATAATACTGAATTGGATGTTTCTTTGCCGAGTCAAAATTATATACGTTTAGGAGATGTATATATTTGCTATATGCGGCTTACATTAGCCGTCGATGTAACATTTGAAACTATGTTGCAGATTCGTAATTTGCCATGCACTGTTATTGGCGGGACTGTATACTTTTCTCGTTCTGTGTCCGGTCTGGGTGGAACTAATACGATCCAAGCAAGTAGTCAGGCGGGAAGAGTTTTTATACGACCGAATATTACAGGAACCATTACAAGTGGGGCAATTATAACTGGTTGCTTTATTGGTGTTAAATCTTAAGGAGAAAATTCAAAATGGAAGTAATTGAACTTGCTGTTAAGAACATGGAAACCTTAGCAGTAGATAATAGCCATGGATATGATCAAGGAAATCGATGGGGTCCGGATTATGATTGTTCTTCAGCAGTAATAACTGCTTGGCAGAATGCAGGAGTTCCTGTTAAAACCAATGGCGCTACGTACACTGGCAATATGCGAAACGCTTTTCTTGTAAGTGGATTCTCAGATGTTACAAACGAAATTAATCTTCAAACGGGAGCAGGTCTTCAAAGAGGAGACGTGCTTCTTAATTATTCTAGCCATACTGCTATGTATGTTGGCTATGGCACGATTGCCCATGCTAGTATTAATGAGTTTGGCGGAACAACCGGCGGAGCTTCTGGAGATCAGACTGGAATGGAGATTTGTCTTAGATCTTATTACAATTATCCTTGGAATTGTGTTTTAAGGTATACAAAAGAATCTAAGCCGACGCCTACTCCGATTCCGACTCCCGAGCCGATTGAAGAAGTATGTGAGGTTAAACTTACTCTTCCTGTTCTTGGCTTTAATCCTGGCAAAAAAAGCTTACATGTTGCTATTGCGCAAAAAGCTCTTATCGACAAGAACTTTACGTGCGGAGGATATGGAGATGATGGCTATTTTGGAAATGGCACACTCCAGTCAGTGAAAAACTTTAGAGAGGAAAACAATCTTCCGGATAAAGACGTAATTGATTCTGAATTTTGGGAGAAACTTTTATCCATTTAGTTTTCTTATGAAAATTCAAAATGGAAGTAAAAATGGAGGGCAGCATCATGACATTGCAAGCTGTCTGGGATGTTATTGTCGGATTAAAAGAGGAGGCCGGGATTGGTCTCCTCATTTTAATTGTTTTAATGAGTATTATACAGGTATCTAAAATCAATATTAATCCCTGGGATTGGCTTTTAGGAATAATCGGGAAAAAACTTAATAAAGCTATTTTCGACAAAGTAGACGCCATTGAAACAAAACTTGATAAGCACATCGAAGAAGATAATAAAGAAAAATTAGAAAACCAGAGACGCGATATTTTAGAATTTGCGAACTCTTGCATGAATGGGCGAAGACATACTCAAGAGCAGTTTAAATTTGTAATTAAAAAGTGTGATGAGTATGAAAAATATATAGAAGATAATCATATTAAAAATGGCGAAATTACCTCTGCAATTGAGGAAATTCGTCGTCTTAATACTAAATGCCGGCAAAAGAATTCATTTCTTAAACCCGGCGAGGAATTTGAATAATTAGCTTAATGGAGGTTTAATATGTGGAAAGCAAGAGACATTGAAATCTCCATGGCTGAAGGAGATTATGGCATTAAGTTGCCGATTACTATCCATGACGTTGAATTTTCGTCTTCCGATAGCATAAAGATCACGATCAAGAAGAGACCAAATGATGAAGAAGATGTTTTAGAGAAGACTTTTGATGACATTCAAGATAATACAATCCAGCTTGAGCTTACTAAGCAAGAGTCTGATAAGTTACCTGTTGGAACGTATGTATACCGTCTTGACTGGTATCAAAATGGAGTATTCATGTGCAACATCGTTCTTTGCGCTACCTTTAAGGTGGTGGATAAGGCGTGATTATTAGCATTGGAGCGCCATCGATAAAGATCTCGATAGGCCAGAATAAAGTAACAGTAGATACCGGAACACAGATCGCCCGTGATGGCTCAGGGTTTCCAGAGTATGAAGGGGATTATATTGTCACTCCGCTTGCACATACGCAGATCGTGTTAGAGACATCTGGCAAACGGATGGCCGATGATGTGACCGTGAGAGAAGTTCCATATTATGAAGTTAGCAATGTAAAAGGAAAAACCGTTTATATTGCCGATACAATTAACGATTAGAGAGGTTTTTAAAATGCCTAATCAGTATGTAAATAAAGTTATTTATGGCGGTGATACGCTGATTGATTTAACGTCGGATACCGTTACGGCATCTGATGTGCTGAAGGGTATTAAGTTCCATCTCCCGAGTGGTGCAAATGGAACTGGTACTTGCGAGTTTGACGTCGATTCTTCTGATTGTACAGCGGCTGTTGCAGAAGTTCTTGCAACAAAGACCTTCGCAAAGGGTGGTGCTGTGCTGACTGGCACTATGCCGAATCGCGGCGCAGTCACAGGCACGATTACGACAAAGGCCCAGCAGTACACCATTCAGCAGGGCTACCATGATGGTAGTGGCAAGGTTAGTATTGCTTCGACCGAACAGGCCAAGCTAATTCCCGAAAACATCAGAAATGGTGTGATAATTCTCGGTGTTGAAGGCACCATGAGTGGATCTGAAGACGTCCACGCTCAGAGCAAAACTGTTACGCCGACAGTTTCCGCGCAGACGGTTTTACCGGATTCTCCGGATTATAACTATCTTACTCAGGTGACGGTCAACGCCATTCCTTATGTCGAAACAGATAATGCCGCCGGAGGAAAGACGGTAACGATTGCTGGAACTTGATAGGAGGAGCTTATGGCAGTTAATAAAGTCGTATATGGGTCTGAAACGCTGATTGACTTGACCGAAGACACAGCGACCGCAGATACGGTGGCAGATGGCTACACGCTCCATCTAGCAAACGGAACAAGAGCAACGGGGACTGCAAAATACGCAGCATCTGCAACCCCTAGTGGCCCCGCGACTTATGCCAATGCCATCCACTATGGAGCGGTTGACTCAACCTCGACCTCAAAGGTATTTACGGCGACTATTCCCGGCATTACGGCGCTGTATGACGGTTTGACGGTCATGCTCTATAACGGCGTGGTTACCTCGGCATCTGGCTTCACAATCAACATCAACGGACTCGGAGCTTACGGCACATACAGCAACATGACGATGGGCAACAATGTCACGCCCACCGACCCAACACGTGACACCACGATTTTCAATGTCAACTACGCTATGCTCATGGTGTACTGCACCAACATCGGCAATCGCGGAGTAACGGGCTGGATTTGCTATCGCGGATATGACGCCAACACCAACACCATCGGCTACCAGCTTCGCACGAACAGCACTGTGATGACGGTCACGGATACAGCGCGATATTACAAGTTATATTTCACTTCGGCTGATGGAAATCATTGGGTTCCGGCATCTGTTAATTCGACCAATAACGCGACATCGGCAAGAGCGGTGAATCAGCGCCCGATTGACCCGTTTGGGCGCATCGTTTACACAAGCGCAAACACTAACTATGCCGCTGGAGCGAGCCTTGCGGCAACAACAATCTGGGATCAGTACGCGTTGGTGCTTGGCTATTCGTTTAATCGAACGGGCGCGGCGTTGGAACTGACGGCGAAAAAGGCTGTCTATGTCAAGTGCGCTCCGCAGAGTGACGGTTCTGCTATCATGGACGCAACCGAGCCGATTGTGCAGGATTTGCCGAGCACGGCGGATGGAAAGATCTATATTTATCTCGGTATTGCGTATGATGCGACGCATATAGAACTGTTCCTGAATCATCCTGTGTACTACTATTCGGACGGTGCGATTAGGTTGTGGACGAATGGGTCGTCATTTAGTGGGTCGTATAATGATCTTACAGATAAGCCCGCTATTCCGTCCAAGACAAGTGACTTAACGAATGATAGCGGATTTATAGCGAGCGAGTCGACGTCTGGAACTGAAACGGGGAAAATAGAGTATGACGAAGAGGTATATCCATACATTACTTACTCTAAAAATGGTGAAGAGCTCGCATACTTTTATGAAAACGATCTTGAACTTGATCTGTGGAAGGGCAGAAATGTCTCTGGCACGGATAAAACAGTGCATGTTGTCCTTGGTACCGAAGGAGCTGGGTATAAACCGAAGTTCACCGTGGATGTATCTGAAGGATCGACAACCAATAAAGCTGTTATGACAGCTTCCTCTACAACGATACATAATGTTGTAACTCCGACGGCGGATGGAGATGCGGCTAATAAACAGTATGTGGACAATTCAATTAGTGGTATTATTGGCCTTCCGACTGTTTCTGCATCTGACGACGGCAAAATCCTCAAGGTAGTCAACGGAGCATGGGCGGCGGCAAGTCTGCCGAGCGCAAGCGGGGTGAGTTTCTAAATGGCAGCTGGAGTTATAACTTTTTATGCAAATGGTGCAACCGTTTATGAAGACGGCGTTGCAGGGACAGCAACTTCTGTAGGCATCAGAGATTTTCCAGTTTATGCACCAGACCCATCTTCATTTACCGCATCTGTTAGGTGGGTGCCACAAACAATATCTTTTGAAAAAGACGGATATGTTTTTTCGGAATGGAACACAGCCGCCGATGGGACAGGAACAAGTTTTCAAATTGGAGATTTAATAGCAAATAGTAATTCATCTTATCTGGCCTATGCTGTATATGCCATTTGGAAGCTCCCGCCTGTCACTTATATTACAGACTCGTACGAATTGACTTCTATTGCTGACGCTATCCGTGCAAAAGGCGGGACAAGTGCGGCTCTTGTTTACCCTACAGGCTTTGTGAGCGCGATTAATGATATATCTACTGGCGGTGGACAGTTATATGTTTTCGTCGAAGGAGATAGTCCCGGGGGCAGTACAGGCGTGTCTATAGGAAACAAGTCACTACCACCAATAAAAGCATATTATGGTGATGAGATTGTATCCGGTGCAACAGTTACATTTTACACATATGGTGATTTTATATTAGACCTCGTAGAGGGATTTGATAGTAAAACTATGTATCCATTTACAACTGTAAGAAGAGGCACATATACTTTTACAATGCCATCTGAATCAGTAAAGTGTTATCTGATATATGATGATTAACCATAGCCATTCTGCTTATTAACGCTAACAAATCTTAAAAACAATAGAGGGAGGCGGTTATTCTGCTGCCCAAAAACATTTTAGTTGTCCATGAATTTAAAAGCAAAAAGCCTATCACACTTTATATTGTGGCGGATGTTCACTTTGGTTCTCCGGAGTGTAAAGAAAAAGAATTCATGGACTTTGTCAATATGATTAAAAATACGCCTAATGCGTACGTAATCATTGTTGGCGATATTCTCAATAATGCGACTAAATCTTCTGTATCAAATTGCTTTGATGATAAATATCGTCCTGCTGAGCAGAAGAAAATTATGATGAAAATTCTTGAACCTATCAAGGATCGTATTCTCTGTGGAACTAATGGCAATCATGAGGATCGTAGTTCTAAGGACGTCGACGATGATCCTTTGTATGATATTTTCACTAAGCTTGACATAGAAGACCGTTATCGTAAAGATTTCGTGATCTTAAAGCTTAGATTTGGAAATAAAAGAGGTAATTCGACGGTTAATCCTTGTTATATTTTCGCTGTGACCCATGGATCCGGAGGCGGAGCTCAGACTGGTGGTGCAGTCAATAAGGCGGAACGATTTGCCTATTCTTTAGATGGCGTCGATGCGCTCATTACTGCACATGTTCATAAGCCTCTTAATACTACACCTTCGAGATATCGTGTGGATTCTCATCGAAATACCATGAAAGAGGTTCCTTTTGATGTAATTATTGCATCTAGCTGGACTGGATATTCAGATTATGCAGCCAGAAAAATGTATGTTCCTACAAGTACAGTTCTTCAGAAAATCACTGTTTATGGTGATAAGAAAAAATTTGAATATTCACAGTCTCATTCTTATTAAATGAAAGGAGAGCACAATTATGTCTACATTTGGTGTTGCATCTGTCGTGGGCATCACGATGATTTGCTATCTTATTGGCCTCATTGTTAAGGCTATTCCGCTTGATGATAAGTGGATTCCGTGTGTTGTCGGCATTTGTGGAGGCATCCTCGGGGTGATTGGCTTTATGATTGGCATGCCCGATTTTCCGGCTGCTGATATGATTACTGCCATTGCTGTTGGTATTGCTTCTGGCCTGGCAGCTACTGGTGCTGATCAGCTCGTTAAGCAGCTTAAGTAAAAATTATATTTTACTCTTGAAAGGAGTATTTTATGTGGCAAATTTGGGTAATATCTATTTGCTTGTTCATTTTAGGCTTTTATCTAGGGTATAAAATCGGCACATCGTATTGTGATGGCGCTATCGTTTTGGATAAAAACGAAGATGGCGACGACCGTATTATATTTCAGTTGAATATGGAATATGACGATATTGCTGCCAAAGATCAGATTGTGTTTAAAGTGCAGAAAAAGTAGTTCGCGAAAAATACATCTTTCTTAATAGAAGAATAAATATTAAGAAAGGAGTATTGCGAGACTATGAAAAAGGCTATCAAGAGATTTATCGATCTCATGGCGGTCGGTTTCGTCAGAGCACAATACACTAATCTGATGCTGTGATTCAAAGAAAGAGACTTGTGATATTTTCATAGGTCTCTTTCTTTTGCCTCGCAAAATTTACAGCTTTTATAATGAAGAGATTAGCTCAGTAGGTAGAGCAACGGTAAAGCTAGGCCGTAAGTCGCGGGTTCAAATCCCGCATCTCTTTTTTATATTTGCCACCGTGGTGGAATAGGTAGACACAGCGGACTTAAAATCCGTTGGCCCTAACGGTCGTGAGGGTTCAAGTCCCTCCGGTGGTACCAATATCCTGTGGCCTTGAAATACACCAGTAGAGGACAAAAAGCAGACTTCTGGCCGGCCAAAGTCTGGAGCGAGCTTTTAGGTTCATCGCTCATTTCAAAGCGGATTAATGCTTCCAGTGAGTAGCAATCCGCTTTTATATTTGTCGGAAGAGTGTTCATGGCGGCACGTCAGCCTTCCAAGCTGAAAGAGCGAGTTCGATTCTCGTTTCCGACTCCATGGGGTATAAAGTAGTGCAATAATAGCGAGACAAAGATTAGTGCTACATTAGACATTATCCAACCTGGACTGATCACCCAGGCGGTTTGGCGTGTATAGCCTGATAACTATCGGTGTAGCTTTGCTATTATTCCGTCGTGCACGACGGAGCTTTATACCCCAACCATTTATATTTGCCCGTTTAGCTCAACTGGTTAGAGCCGGCGACTTATAATCGTCAGAACAGAGTTCGAATCTCCGAGCGGGCACCATTTGTCCATTTATATTTTTTAAAAAGAAAGGAAAGGTAAAATGGCAGTCACAAGATCTTTGGAAGTGTACATCAGAGACAAAACACGTTTTGATCCAAGTGATATTTTTGGAAAAGGGAGAATACGCAAACTTTGTTATGAGTACCAGGATCTAAAAGAACGTTCTGCAAGAAAAATTGACGAGCAGCAGACAATTATGCATGCTCAAGCACAAAGTGTAACTAAGCTTCTAGGCAATATTAATGCTTTGGAAGATGAGAATGCATATTTAAAACGGTACATTAAAGAAAGCGATGCCACAAAAGAAAATCTTCAGCGAAAAAAGCGCGAAGCAGATATGGCTTTGCGAGAGTGCCAGGATGCTTTAGATCAATTAGCCGAAAAGAATGGAACGCTTGTAGAAAGAATTGCTAAACTCGAGCAAGATTACAAAGAACTTTCTGAAGTCCACGAGAAGCTTTTGGAAAGCATTAAAAATACCCCCGATCCCAATCAGCTTGAAATCGAGGGCATACTTTGAGGAGTTGTATTATGGGTTCTGTTTATGCTAATATTGTAAATAAGATTCGCGAAGGAAATGATTCTCCGGGACCTGGCAGCTATACCTATCCCCTTAAGATTAGTGACATTGAGGAATCTGATCCTTTCTATTTTGTAGCAAAAGATACTAGTCAGGGATATAAGATTGTGGCAGAAGGCGATCTTGCTCATATGAAACTTATGCTGCCCGACCGTTATTTTGATATGAGGATTAAAAGTTTCTATCGAGATAAGAACACTCAGATTGCGTACGTAGAATTTTAAACTTCTATAGAAAATTCAAAATGGAAGTTGTGTGAAGTTTCGTGTGAACTTTTTACTATTTTCCATGCAATTTTTATCTTATTAAACCGATTCCTATTTTCATTGTAAAACCTCCAAAACGTTCCACAGCAAAGCACAAGAGCCTTGACCGAACTGGTCAGAGCCCTTGTGTGGTGGAGCGGATAATGGGAGTCGAACCCCACATCATACAACCTCTAATACGTTGAAATTACAAGTCTTTTATTTTTTTTTTCGTGTGAACTTCCGTGTGGTAAAGACATGTATTACGACTGCTACAGACGCTTCTTTTATATTTTGAGTCAGAAGAGAGGGATTTAGTCGCAGAAAAAACAGCTTCTTTAATGGAGGTGAACCATATGAAAATTTATATTGTTTTAAAAGAAGATCATGGATATCTTGGCTATGGTCGTGATATTGGATGTGGATCTACAATTGAGTCAATTCATAGATCCTTTGACGATGCCTTTCGGCATATTCAAGGAAATTATAAGAACATGACTGAAACTAGTATGCTCGATCCAATTCCGGACGAAATAGTCGGGATGTACCGATGGTTTGCTGATGGAACTGACGAACATGTATATGAATTCACTATCTATGAAAAAGAGCTTGTTTAACACAGGCTCTTTCTTTTTTCATTTATATTTTCCGAATGCCGGTGTCCAAAACAAATGCTAAAGTGAAATCCTGAAAATACCCCGGGAGGGAAATTTTCTAAATAGTGATATTTTCGCATAAATTACAGCTTCTTTAATGGACTCTTATTAATGAAAGGAGAGAACTTATGAACCAAGAAGATATGGCGAATGAATTGTCGAGAATCCTGAAAATTATGTGCGGACTAGATCCTACAACAGAAAAGTACGGTGATACGCTAGACCATTATTCAAAGCTCATGAGCACGTTTCATAAAGAGCTTGAATCATGTAATTCCGATCTTGAGAACAGTTCAAAGTTGAAACTCGATGAGATGACGCTTAAAGCGAAAGAACTCGAAATGCAACTTAGAACTGAAGAAGCAAAGGAAAACTCGAAGAAGGCTAAACGTGAAGCGTGGTTTGGGCTAATCAAGATTGGTCTGCTTATTCTGGGAATGCTGTTTGGGATTATTCTCACGGGCTCTCTGGAACAATCGACTATTCTGAGTCAGAAGTGCTTTAGTTTCGTAAGTAAACTGATGCCTAAAATTCTGTAAGAATCTAAAAAGAAGCTGGTTAAACAACTGGCTTCTTTTTTCGCGAGTTTTACATCCCTTATAATAGAGGAGAAGTCCTATTATATTTTGGAGGTAATAAAAATGGCAACTGCTTTATTGACCACAACACTCAAATTTGTAGGATGCTATGCTGTCTGGGGAATCGTTACGGTTTGTGATCCGGTTCTGGTTTCGGAAGAAGCGGCTCAGAAATCGAAAGTTCTTGAGACGGCAAAAGATATTACGGATCTGATGGTCGTTGGCTGCAAGCTGGCCTTTACGGCACCTATTATTGCAGTGACTGAAACTCTTAAAAAGATTGGGTCTTAAACAAGGCCCTTTCTTTTTTCGCATAAAATACATCCCTTATAATAGCAAGAACTTAATGCTATTTGAAAGGAGAGTAAAAATGGACGAAATGGTTATTAAGACCGATTTTACCAAAAGCATCATCGGGCGCTGCATTATGAAGGCAATAAATAAAAAGCTAAACAAAGATGTTGATGTTAAATTTGTTGGCCCAATTAATGTGGACTTTAACGATGATGAGCTTACGGTTCATATCGATGTTGAAGCGACCATCGGAAAAAAAGATCTTTGGGATATGATTAAGGATCTTGTGTAAAAAGATTGGCGGCTTTTACAGTCGCCTTTCTTTTTTCGCATGAAATACACCTCCTATAATAGGAAGGAGTGATATTTAATGGCGATACCAGATGAAAGAATTTCGACTTATCTTAACAATGCGGCAAAACTCAATTTGTCATGGCTTAACGAAGTTGCAAAAGGTGCGACCTCTCAAAGACTTCATGAAATTAATAGAGATTCAAAGCTTGTTAAGGTTATAGTCAAAGGACTTGCATATCAGCATCAAAAAAATATGCTCGAAAGCATGGAATAGAGCGACTTATACAGTCGTTCTATTTTTTCGCAGAATTTACATCTCTTATAATAGACAGATATTTAAATAAAAGGAGACGGAATCGCTGGGTTATGCCAGGCGAAGGGTGAGATTCCCTAGACCGTGTAATAGTTTAATGGTAGAACATCTGAAAACAGAAGACGTAAGTTCGAAGCTTACAATCCTTTTATTTTTTCGCAAGAAATACAATGCTCTTAATAGAAAGGAGCTGATTATTTTGAAAAGCTATACCAATTATACGGACGAGGTAACAAAAAATCTCATGGGTATGTGCGAAGTCCAAATCAAAACTATTCAGGAACTTCTCGCTCAAGATGATATTCCATTTACAGCAAGAGAAGAACTGATTAATGAGATGGTGGCTGTCGTAGACCTGATGAGTTATATTGACTCTCAGCATAAGAAGTATATGACTCAGAAAGTCAGAGAGAAAGCAAAAGGAATTATTAAAACACTACTTACTTTAAGAAAGATGAAGAAAGCGCTCTAAATACAGGGCGCTTCTTTTTTGCCTATAATTTTGGTGGCGCAGGTTAAGTGATATTTTCTTATTAATCCGCGAAAAATACAG